AGACGTTCCCAGTCCTCCCGTAAGTGTTGCCTGAGCACCACTGTTATGGCGAACGCTTATCCGCGCCCATGGTCCTGTACTTGGTATATCACCTTTGACGTTCTCGTAGAGCGCCGGATGGCCGGTTGTGTCCCAAGCTGTTTTGAACAGAGCCAGGATAGCATCGTTTGCTTGATCAAGTGTAGCACTCATCGTGTCACCGTCAAATAGTTCAGTACCACTGAACTCCCTGGTTTCAATACTCTGTTGTCAATGATTTTCCATATGGAAAGGTCTGTGTCTATAACTTCGTTGAACTCTGATAGGTCCAAAGCGGCCCCAGGCGATATCAACATTATTTGTTCGGCGCGCTTTAGCATATCTTCAGTCAAGTAGATAAGGCCCAGGCGAAGGGCAGACTGCGGTTCAACAAACACGGCGTCTACAACCAGAGTGCTGTCCGGCGTAACCCTTGGGTCTGCTGCACCTTGCCATGGCTTCGCGCTGTCCGCCAGTGTAGAGTTAAACTCAACAAGCGTGACTGAGCGACCATTCTCGGTGATGAGACGCTGGGTAGTCGTAATGAGTGCCGGAATGTCAACCACGGAAGACACTACCTCTCGGGAACAGGTACTGCTCAAGGAAGCGGTCGGCTGCAGGATAGATACCCAAGAGCGCCGCGATGCTGTCACCTTTCTGGTACTTGGTGTCGGTAACGATAGGTCCAACCCGTTCCAGCTTCTGTATCACGGTCCGGCCTGTCGCATCGACTGTGGGGTCGGCAAGTAGGGTCGCGGCCAGCGCGCGGCTGGCATACTCTGCGACTGCATTCTTAAGCAGCCCAGGAACACCGAGTACAACTTTGCCGTCCTGGTCGTATAGATACCGGCGCGGAAACGATAGCGGCTGCGCAAGGTCGAGGTCGTTACCGCCTGATAGCGTTGTAAAGCTCCAGGAGGCGTTTGTAACGGTGGTTGTTGTAGCGGTAGTATTGGCGTCCTCGCCAGCTGCTTCGGCCTGAGCGAGCATCGTAAGCCCGATAAACGCCACTGCAGCTGTATCGGGGTGTTCGGTTGTACCAATACCCACGACGACACCGTCTGGATCATCTGTATTGATGGCGGTGACTAGATTGTCCAGGCTTTCAGATATGGTGTCGCCTATGAGGACAGAGAATGCCCCGCCGATTGTGGTGTTGAAAGTGTAGACCGTGGAACCAATGGTCACCGTCTCGGTGTTCGCTGGTTGCTCCGTCAGCGTGAGCACGGACTGTGCACGCCCCTGGGCAAGATATTCCTTTTCCCCTTTGAAGCGCATGGCAAATCGTTGTTCAACATAATCTGTTGACTCAATGATGGCGGCCTGTTGTACAGCTGTCGTGGCAGCCGCCCAATCGGTTTCGCGACCACGGTCAGTCAGGTAGGTAAGGACTTCGGCAACAGTCATGTATGCGTTGGCTGAGCGAACCCCACTTCCGTCTTCAATGATAAATGCCATCTGTCTCTCCTATGCCTCTGGTATGGCAATGATGAATGCTTCACTGAACCCACTCAGGCCAGCTGCTGCATCCATGATAAATGCGTCACCGCCAGCGTCTTCAGCTGTTTCCACCTTGTAGCCGATGCCTGTACCACCGCGACCAGACGATGTCCGGTTGGGTGTGTCCGGCAGATAGTTCTGGCTATATTGGGTATTGGTTGTAAAGCCGGTCGGGTATGTAGCAACCCCAGGATTGTCCACCATACTCTCACGGCGAGCGTAAGCAATACAAGCCAACCAAGCATATGAGGCTTCACCAGGTGCTGGTGCATATAGGGGTGGTGTAAGGTCTGTCTTCGACACAGTTCCCATGAGGGGAGTACCAGCGCCGGAGATACGGAAACATTGACCAGAGTTGGCAGCACCACCAGCGGCAGCGACTGGGTCAACAACATCCGTGTCCGCTTCTGTACCATCTGCAATTTTGTAGATGATGTAGATTTGGTCACCTTCATACAACTCGGTCCAGCCAGTTGGTTCAGTGTGTGTTGTATAGGCAATACCTTCTGTCCAGAAGATATAGAGAAGAAGGTCTCCTGCGTCAGGCGTAACGCCCAAAGTGTAGGCCCAGGTAGCCGAAGTGTCTCCACCGTTGGTTTCCTTGTAGACTTCTTCGAAGACAAGTCCACCACTAGCGGCGGCGGCAGCGATACGAGCAAGACGTGCTTGACGAGATGCCCATAGGGCGTTCTGTCTCAAACGAGCAATGCCTTCCTCATCTTCAGGCAGTGCTCTTTTTGGGATAGGGCTGACCATGTGGTTTCCTTATCTTGCTGGCCGAGCCATTCCACGCGCAGTTTTGCGTGACAGAGCTTGGTCGAGTGGGGAAGCCCCAGATGTCTTGACGCCCAAAGCAGCAAGGACTTGGCCATGCTTTTCGTGGCGTTCCATCCGGATTTTGTTCTGGCCATCAATGTAGGCTTTACGACCTAGCATATCTTTGCGATGGTCATACTCATTCGAACCAGTCACATATGGAGAAAGTTGAGCCTGACGCCGAGCCAACTGCTTCAACTCTTTCTCCAGATCGTCTTTCTGAGAAGTGAGTTCGGCATAGCGAACATTGATCAGGTCGTACTCTTCCTGGTAGGCTTCACCCCGAGTTTTAACTTTAACTGGAGCAGCTTCTTCCACGGGAGGTTCGTCGTCGTTTTGAATAGACCCAACAGCCACGGGAGGTTCTTCGTCCTTTTCCTTGGCGTCTTCAATCTCACTCATAGCTTTCGCCTGGGCAATCTCGTCGTCGTCCGGTGCCATAGAGCGAATATTGTATGGCTCAGGCAACTCCATGTTCATGCGAGAGAACGTTGGGGCTTCGTTGATGAGTTGGGCGCGGGTGATAGTTTCGTCGCCGGCAAGCTGCTTTACAGCATCCATCATGGGGGAGCCATCGGCTGTCCAGAGGTTATCTTGCTCGGGGTCGAGTTGTGAAAGTGCTTGAAGAATGTTTGACATGGTTGTGCTCCTTATGCATTAATGTTGTGAGTAAACGGGACTTTCGCCCCGTTCACTATCAGTTATTAGTCGTCACCAAGAACGATGTACGCGATGTCGATAGAACCGGACAACGTGATCTCAACAGACGAGGCGTCTGTAATTTCAGCGGCGTCAATAAGCATGTTGAAGTTTACCTCCAACGAGCCATCGGTGTTATCGAACAGACCGCCAGCATCAGCGTGAGCCTCAGCCACACGTTGGGCCGCAACAACTTCTGAGGAAGCGATTGTGGTATCTTGAGAAGCGACAATGTCAACATCTGCGCCGGTTATGGTTGCGTCATCAGCGGCAGTAGTGCCGATACCGAAGTCACCAATCCAGTCGTCAGTCAAGTTGGCGTCAGAGCCTGAGCCGGCAAAGCCGACTGTTCCACCAACACCTACAAGAAGGATGTTACCTTGTGGGAAATCGTGGATTTGAACAGAGCCAAAACCAACACCCGCGCCTGCAGCAGAAACAGTGACAGTGAAATTAGACATGTCAATGGTATCTTTAACAATTGCGGCGACCGATTTGTTCTGCCGTTTTAGGGAGCGGGGGAAACCTTTACCCATCGGAGTTCTCCTTTCGAGAGAGGTTACAGTAATGGGGCCGAAGCCCCACCAATTAGAGCAAGAGTTCCGCTTCCATCGCGGTATACAAAGCAGTCATTCGCTTGTAGTAGTCAGCGTCCTTACTGCCGTTGAACTGGGCGATCATGTCTTCGAAGTCGTCGAGAACTTCACCCCAGGTATAAGAGCCACCACCCAGAGCAGTAGATGCTGTGAGAGTATTGGCGTTGTCGAGCAGCGTACGCGCTGCGTCGAAAAGAGCTTCTTGGTCTGCCATGTTGCATTCTCCAATTTAAAGAAATGAAGGAAGGTTGCGGGGCCGAAGCCCCGCGTTATCCTTATGCTTCGCGAGTTACCAAGCGAGCAAACTTGATTTGCTTCCGCTCAGGGAATACGCGGTCCCAAGAGCCAGCAGCACCAAGCATATTCGCATTCGCTGTATTGTCGGGTCCACCGTTTGCGGCTGTGCCTGTATAGGCATGACCAGAAGGATGGATAGCCCACTCAACGCGGTTGTAGAGAACTTCCTGTCCGCCACCGTTACCGGCTCCAGCTTTACGCTCGACCTCAGTTGGGACTTTAGGAGAGTTAACACCAAGCTGAACAGCACCAGAACCAAACAACCAAGTGTCATAAACACTACCTGTTGCGGGCATTCCGTCATCCACAATAACCTCACGGCCAAGGAATGTGGGAATGTTAACTTCACCACGGGCATCCGGGATAAAGTCAATCAGGTTATTCTTCTGCATGCGGGCATAAACAACAGAGTGTACGATGCAAGCAGTCAGGTCTTCCATGCTGTCACCCATAGTCACGGCAGCATCGATAAACGCTTCTGCAGAGAAGTTGGTAACACCGTCTACAAAACCGCCACCAGAGATGTCGTTGATGTAGTCAGAGCTATCGTTAGCCACGTTGTCGGCGATGACGCCGTTCTGTGTTGCAACGAAAGCAGCCTGAAGACGCCGTGTCCAGTAGTAAGCAACACGCTGTGCGATGCTGTCCATTGGGTCGGTTCCTGCCAGGGCAGTAGTCAAGTCCATGCTTGACCAGGATTTGTTACGGCTCAAGCGAACCCCAACTTCCTGGGATGTCTGCACTTTCGCAGGAAGCGGATCAAGTACGATAGTACCATCGCCTGCAACAGCAGGTGCTTCAAGAGAGAAGTGGGAGACGTCGTCAGAGATACGATCAGTATCATTGTCGAGGTCTTGCAGGGAGGGAACATTAAAGGTAAGTCCACCACCAGTCAAGAAACCGTCCATTGAAGGATTACGAACGGCGATGCCTGATTGTATGATGCGAGCTTTTTCCTCGGTGAGTTGCTGTGTATACGGAGTAAATATCTCCGGAACGACAACGTCAGAAATTTGTGTAGCTGGTCCAGTGGCCATGAGGGTCTCCTGTGTGCCAAAGTTAATTGAGATAACCTTCGCCGAGCGCCGTGGCTGGTTCTGGTATGATTAAAAAGAGGCGCTTTCCACCGTGTGAAGTTTGCGCGGATGATCATCATATAGCCCAGGGGACGCGAGGAGGCAAGTAGAAAATAAAAAGGCCCGCTCGTAGGCGGGCCTTTCGTATCGTTGCGAGTGGGCTTCCTAGGCTGCTGGAGCAGCTGGCTTGCCCCCACCAACAGTTGTACCGGCAGACTTTGCCAGGCGCTCGGCCTTGGCTGGGTCAGCACGAACAGCTGCACCTTGTTCAGTCAGGTTCCAGTCTTTGGCACTGAACGGGTTAGGGCCACCGCCGCCTGTGTCGCCGCTGCCACCTGCACCGCCGCCTTGATTAACAGGCCACCAGTGTGCACGTTTGTCCTGCATCTCGGTCAGCCAAACATCGGCTGTGATACCAGGAGTGACACCCACACCATCTTTAGTCACAATAGTACCGTCGATGTTTTCAAACACACGCTCGGAAAGCATGAGTACATCGTCGAGGGCACCAGGAATGACTTTGAGTTCAGTTGCAGCTTTGCGAACTGAGTCAGCGATTGTGCGATTGGTATTGCTGAGTTCAAACCCGACGATCTGGTCGCCCTGGGCTTTCATTGTCTCGTTGGCTTTGTCCAACTCTCGTTTGAGAGGAGTAACCATTGTGGCCACCTTGGCATCTACCAATTTGTCAACAGCTTCCTGGTCTACCTTGCCTTCACCGGCTGCAGCCTGGGCTGTTTCGAGAGAGACCTTGAGTTCCGCAATTTCATCTGCGTCCTTCTGGGCCTGGTCTGCGTCAAGGCTACCAAATTTAGAGAGTTTCTCTTTGGTTTCCTTGTGGTCCGTTCGTTCTTTGGTAAGACTTGTTTGGAGGCGGTCGATGTTGGCTTGGGTTTGTATACCCTCAACGCCAGTCAGTTCCCACTTCCCACCTTTCTCTGTATAGAGATCAGCATAACCCTCAGGAATTTCTTCCTGCTTTTCGTAGGTTGGTTTCAGTTTGGCCATGATGGCTCCTCTTCTTTCTGCCTACCGTGTAGGCGGTTGTCCAGCACCGTTGCTGGAATTCTTAACTGATACACGCCTCGAGACGGTCCCAGAATAATTGTCGGTTGAACGTTTTATCATAAGAACGTGAACCTGGTCGGGTTAGGTGGTAGAGCATATCGTCCATGCAGTCTGCTAATTCTTGAACGGTGGCTCCTTGACTTCCGACTATAACTTGTGGGCCGCCCATAGCGGCTATAAATTCGGCCTTCATTGTTTCTACTTCTAAACAGAGGAGCATGTCTTTCAGGGCTTTGTCTGCACCGAAGAGACCGGCCCCTCTGTTTATCCATATTTGTTTACACTTATACCGTGTCGAGAAACAGGCTTAGAGCGGTCAGCTCTGTCTGTACCAACGGACTGTTGGTCAAGATGTCCTGTATCGCGGTAGTGATGGCTTGGAGTTTAGCAAGTAGGGTCATAGGGCAGTTCCTTTGTTGGTGGAGGAGATTGGCTCCCCTCTACCATATTACTATGAGATAGACAATCAGTTTATAGGTGAAGGTCCAACGTAAGAATAACAACCAGGATGAACAAGCCGATTTGAGGCATGTAGTATTGTATGTTCATGCTATGATTTATCCTTGTTGCAGAATGCCCAAGCGTAAACGATGTTGTCGTCAGGGCTTGCAACTGGGACCAAGAACTTCCACGTCATGACGCAACGGTCCTTGCGATCTTGAAACCGTTCAATCTCGTCGATGGACACCATATTCATCGGAGGATAACCATACATCGCCAGGTCCATACAACCACTCTTCTTGTCGGTCATAACTTTTACATAGTTTTCCCGCCCGTGTTCGGGGTCTTGGATAGCTGCCTTAATATCTTCATAAGCAGGCACAGGCTTATTAGGGTCACCCTTCTTGGCCATACAGAAAGAATTGATAGGATAGGTCCCACCCGCCATTATAGATGATTTAGGCTCTTCGTCCACCACGTCGAGTGGGGTGTAACTTGCCGGTGTAGCTTTAGGGCAGATGCGCCAGGTGAAGCCGTACGGTTGCCCAGGGAGGTTGGTGACCTGGATATGTACATAGGATACACACAGTTGTTTATTGCCGCTCGTCATGAAGCGGTGCTTCTGGTACGATTTCAAATAGACGGCTTCGAAACTGGTTTCGCTCTTCTTGCACCCACTATCTTTGTCGGCGAACAAGGCGTCAAACTGCTTGAAGTCGTTATATTGAACGGCGTTCTTCAGGGTGCCATACCACTTCTTGTCGGGCTTGGTATAGTCGTCGGGGTCTGCTAGACAGAAAGCGCCAATCTGAATTGGCTCGCCCTTGTATGGGTTGTTGTAGGAGGCTTGGGCTGGGGCGATGTTCACCAGGACGGTAATGAACGCTGCCAGGGCAAAGCCGATGATTGCTGCTGCTATTTTATCTGAGGTCTTCATAGGTACTTCTCCGGATCAAGGCCAGCTGAAATAAATGCTTCGCGAGAGACTTTGGCCAAATCTCTGAGCGGTATCTCGTCCCCTGCTCGGTTAACGAACTTGGGAAGGTCTAACCCCCCTTCACGAAACAATTTGGCTCGAGTTGGTCCAAGAACATCGTTCTGGAAACTCTTGGATTGTCTTCCGAGCCATTGTTGGTACGTTACTTTTGCAGGTACAGTACCAGTTAGCTCTCGTAAACGGGCGCGCGCGAATGCATCATAAGCCTTTTTTGACCCGAAAGGCAAATCATCTCTATTTAGGACAGCTGGCTCACCTTCTCTTTTGGCCCATTCCCTAAGCAGACCTCGCTGGGTGACTGGGCGCTGGGGCCGCCTTCCTATCACCAGGCCGTTGACCACGGCGACCCGAAGGCTGCGGCAGTTGAAATGGAGAGGTGGGATAGGCCCAACCCCGATATTGTACAGGTTCCCATCCAGAGACGAACAAACTCGCGTTGTCCTGGCGTCCAGTGTAGCAACGTACAATTCCTTGGAGAACAGGGTGTTGTTCATTTCATAATAGGCTCTGCGAGCCTGGTTGGCGATGGCGTTGATCGCTGTCCGAGTAATGGTGCTTGCTTCTCTCCGCGTGATGGCTGTGGCTCCGTTCAGGCCGCGCGCTGCTTTAGTACCCACAACCCGCCGAGCTATGGTCTTGCTGTCTTCACCTTGTACAATACCTATCTTGATTTGATCTTCAATCCGGCGCAGGTCGGCTGCGGCAAATCCTTTAGACCATTCCTTGAGGCTGCGTCCTTCGAACGGCTTGGCGAGGGCCAGTTTGCGTAACAGGACAGCAGCGGGCAGGGATGTTTCCAGTACCGTTGGGTTCACCGTCTTCAACAGACCGTCTACAAGGGCCGGTTCGTTCTCGGCCATTTCCGTCAGTTCTTTGAGCCACAGCGCGTCGACCTTGTTCAGGGCCTTCTTGCGCATGTCCTTGACCTTCTTGAGAAGGGCGTTTAGTTTCTTAACATCTCGAGGTGAGTTCAATCCAGGCTTGGTACTGAGACCTTTGACGATCGCCGCTGATATCGCGGCTTCAGTCTTGTCTAGCAGCACAGCCGTATCCTTTTGAAGGGAGGCACTGTAACGGAGGAGACTGACTTGGTGGCGGATAAGTGCGTCGAAGAATGCTTCGTTGACAGTGTTGTTGGCCATACTATTTCCCTTTACCTACAGACTTGGTACACCCTCTGGTGGAACGTACATGTCCATCGCTATGGCCAGGGAGGTGGCCCCGCCACTGATATTCTCGATCTCTAGTAGATAGTCACCTGTGTTTAACACCCACTCCTCGAACGCTGACCCCTCACCACCACTGGCCTGTTTCTTCGAGCCAGCCGCGATATAGAACTCCATCAAGTTGGTTCCCTTGTCGGTCACGGTTGGGCCGGTGAAGAGAAGCACGTTGTTGGTCAGGGTACTGTAGCGATTGCGGTTTTTGAAGATGGCTGCCGTACCATCGTCACTCGAGATTGGGTCCTCCCACAGGTAGCCAATTGCGTCACCACCCACACTGCCATTCAGTCTGATATGCGCGGCCTCGCCGGATGGTATCCTGAGTAGCAGCTGCATGAAGGCATTGTCCGCCACTCCCTGTTCCACTCCCGAGTAGGTCCAGAGAACTCCCTGGTGAATACGGTGGTGAACCTGGTCTATAACCAGGGTCTCGTTCTTGAAACCTTTGCCGGTTGACATATCAGTGTCCTCTTTGTATGTGGGCGATGTCTTCGAGTATAACTTTTGTAGTGCGCTCGTCGCCGAAGGCTAGTCTGTAGCACCAGTGACAAGGTTCGAACGGAACATCTGTCTGTCTAGTTTCACAACGCTCCCTGCCGTGGCAAATAAAGATACAACCACTTCCCATTGCATGTCTTGCAAAGTTGATGGCCTCCTCCTGGGAAGAGACCTGCATGGTCTGGTCTTGTTCTTGCTCCTGCTCACTCATCGTTGCCTTCACCTTTATTGTTTTGACCTTCTGGCTTTTCCGCCTGAACGTCACCTTCTGGGTCTTCTTCGTCTTCTTGCTCACCACCGAAGGTAGCAGCCGCCAACGGCTCCTCTTCGTCAATGGCATCCAACTCTTCTTCTAGGGTCATCTCGCTGAGACCTTTGTCCTCCATCTGCTTGTGAATGGAGATCAAGGAGATCGGAGCGCCCATTGCCTTGGCTGTAGCCAACTCGACCAATTCTTTACCACCAAGTGTATCGTTAACAAAATCAAGGTTTGGAACAACCGTAACCTCTTCGGGATTGGCACCCATCCATATGGCGGCTTGCCTCAAGCACTGCTGGAGGCCATACGCGCCAACCTTGGCTACCTGGTTGAGGGTTGCAGTTCGGCCGACTACGCGGATGCGGAGGGCGTCCCCGCTCTCCTTGGAGCCAGAGCCGTTTTCAACCATATCACCGGCACGTTGACTTGCTTCGCGCTTATCGTTTTCAAGAGCCTGTCTCATTTCAGACAGTCCGGCGCTGTCGACACCAATAAATTTGGCGTCGCCCCCGAGCGGAAGCGAGATGGACGCTCCCGCCCCTGTGCGAATGACCATGTCTGGGTCGGACGCACCAATGGTAACCAGTGTGTCCTGGCCCTGCATGAATAGTGCCTGGCGATAGTCAGCTTCACCGCGATAAATGCCCAAGGCAAGGGCCGAGAGGCCCAAGAGGGGAGGCTTGTCCGGCTTCGAGCAGACATCTGACGAGTTGATGAACGTAAAAGGAATGAAGTCCAGAGTGCGGCCTCGCAGAGTAGGCTGCATAAATTGTGTATTCTCACTGAAGTTGTCGGAACCTTCGGTGAACAGCGCCACTTGGTATGGGCCGAATGCTTCGTTGGCTTCAATACCACCTAATACAAGCGCGCGATATTGTTCCGCGTGAACCCATTGAAGGTCCTTGCCACGTTTCTCACCGCTCTCGTCCAGGATAACCA